GTTCTACAGACCAACGGGTCGTATCCTGCTATTTCTTTCGCCGCCCGCCTAAAATTTCGGCGCCGTAGGTGATGGGCAACGGATGACTTGAGCCTAGAGCTCAACGAAGACTCCTTCAAGAGGGAGAAGAGCCTCCGGTGGTGACCTTTCGCAACTGCATTGCGCCGTCTTAGGTATGACTGTGCCACGCTAGGTTTTAAAACCTTGGGTGGACTCTTCCAGTCACCTAGGACGGTGTCTCTGCTGTTGAGGAAGGAAGCCGCCTCTGCCAGGAGGGCAGAAAGGGGCTCTCGCTGAACCTCAGCCGGGCACGCGGGTTCCGAACGGCAAAGATCCTCTGCAAGCAACCGTAAGGTTCTTGTACGATCTTCCTGTGCCGCGGATACCGTAAACCTCGGTGGGGCAATCGGCCCCTTGAGAAGGAGATTCGCAACCGAAGTCGCGTTGACCCTACCTACACCTCCGCCACCTAGCTCCATAGGGCCCCCTGTCTTTGACAAGGCCAACCGACGAGCTGTGGTGTGCGCTAAGGAGGTGATCACTTTGTGACGGCACCGACCTTTAGCGGGAACTGCGATCAGGTTCGGAACGGCAAGCCAGCCAGAAGTCGACTCATTCGTGGGTCTGTCGGATTGGGTTAGTCCATTTGCCTCGGCAATTCGGACAGAATCCTTGAAGACGCCACGAAATGTCGTCTGGCGTAAGAGCGAGCCTCTCGGACCTCCACGCTGGTGGATCGCGAGAGCGCGGAGTTGTATGCGGCGTTCGCAAAATACTCCGTACACCCCAGGGATCTCTCGGTTTAACCGGAATCCTCCAAGTGGGACAACGGAGTTATGCGTCTTCTTTTCATTCACGACCAATCCAAGTTTGGAGAGGAAGGAGTGATACTTCTCAGCCTCATTAGAGGTGAGGAGTGAAGATGCATCGTCGCCGCAGATAACTCCTGCTCCGACAGGAACCCCAGCAGATCGCAGGGCGAAGACATTAGCCAGTGATAGGGCTACCCAGGACGGGCCCAGACCCATGAAGGCACCGGTGGTCGTCGACTTCTGGATCCCATTGAGCTCGGCTCGGTGAGGACCACAGATGATCTTTGCGCACTCTATAAGCATTGGGGGTGCTCCGCACCCTCTTAATGCCGCGCAAATGATCGTCGACGTCACCTCTGCCGACATGTGGTCTGTAGCCGCGCTTAGGTCCGTGCTCTCCACGACCAAGCGTCCGGGTCTGAGGACCCCTCTCGTTGAAGCAAACCGCCTCGGAGGCCAACACCTCTTAATAGAAGGTGTCTCGCCGCAGAGCATAGCACTGCACTCCGGGACCCCGCGGAGAACGGGAAGTAGGATAGACGTGATCTGCCTGGCGAGGAAAACCTCGTCAGCTTCATGCAGAGACGCTACCCGAACCTTCCCGGCCTTCTCTGGGATAGGAAGCACCTTGAATACGGGAAGGA